CCATGTCGTCCATTCCTGCCACCATCTCATCGGTGACAGCGTTTTGAGCTACTGAAAAGTTCTCTGCAGCATTCATAAAAATCACCTCTTCTTCAGCGTGTAGACCTGTGCCGGCATGCGGCCGAGACGTTGCTTGAATCGTTGCGCGATGGCTTCATGCATGAGCTGGTCGGCAGCTTCTTCAACAGACACCCCACGTTCAGCAGCGACTCGCTCAAGAACTTCACGCTCCCGATCCGAGAAGGACACAGCGGTGTCTTTAGAGTGCATAAGGAGTTACTCGAAAGTTCGGAGGCGGTGGATCGGCAGCGTCTCAAAAAGGGCCGATCAGCCCGCGAGAAGTCCCGAGGAAGTCCGTCGCATTTGCGGCAGCGAAAGGCCAGACTCCTCGTTATGGAAAACCTCTTCTGCCTTGCGCAAAATCAAATCCCGAAGGAACGTCGCTTTCTGCTCCCCCGAGTAGGCGCAGAAGGCATCGATCAATGCAGCCTCACGGTCGCTCAAGGAGAGCTTCACGAAGTGCTTGCGGATAAGGGCAGGATCGGAGTACATCAGGACAGATTTGAGTTAGTTAGTGGAGTAGGCACATGGGTGCCCGCGTATATCGCCGCTCTAGGAGCCCTTGCCGATCTCATCGATGGTCGAATTGGGGAAGATCGCAAAGACGATGAAGACGACGAGGAAATACGCAATGACGACCTCGAGGGCGAAGGTGGAGGGAGTGAGGTCGGGCATGGGTCAGTCCGAGAAATAGCGGCTGTGAAGGTCAGCCAAGCCGAGCACTCCAAGGACCAAAGCGAGAACTGTCAGTCCATACAACAGGTATTCGCGCATGGCTCAAGCCCTCCACATCCACAGAGCGGCGAGCGCATAAGTGGCGAGACCGCATGCCACGCAAACCAGCACAGCAGCAGAAAGGCCCATCAAACCCAAGATGCCCAGCACGGCGTAGGCGAAGAGCTGGTCCATTTAGGCCTCCGCCTTCTGCTGCTTGGCGCGCTTGGGCTTGGCCCAAGGGAAGTCCGGACATGCCTTCTCACGAGGGACGCCCGTGAACTGCTCGAAGTCGTTCGCACGATCAGAAGGGACAAAGCCCTTCTTCCGCCATTCGTTCACAGACTGCTTGGTGACCCCCAGCGCCTTCGATACGGCGATCTGAGTCCCACGAGTAGCAAAGAAGGCTTCAAGGTCTGGATTAAGCATGCCTGAGTATGGCTCAACCCAACTTTGTGAGTCAAGTTCAGCCAGACCAACATTTCGTCATGAAGAATCGAGTCCTTATGCTCGAAACATGACAAACAGCACTAGTTTTGGGTTCGGGTTGCGCCTGAAGGCGGCGCGTGAAGCTGCAGGTCTTACGGGCACTGAGCTTGGTCGCGGTGCTGGCGAACGAGGCAACGATGCTTCAAAGGCCTCCGTATCCGACTGGGAGAAAGAGCGCCACTACCCCAAGGCGGATCAGTTGCGCGTCATATGCCTAAAGCTGAATATAAGCGCCGACCATCTGGTGTTTGGAGATATAAAGAACGAGCTCCAGATGATTCAAGCCGAGGCATCGATTGAGATGCTGTCGCCCGATCAGCGCCGCGCGCTCTTGGCCAAGATGCTGGGCGACGCCGCCCCCGATGCTTTGGTGGAGAAGAAGATGCCGATCACGGCAAAGCCGCCTACTCCATCCCATAAAACCGCTAAGACGAAAGAAATAGATCGGGAAAACCCGCAGCCAATTCCTGAAACACCGATTGATACTTTTGATAACGAAAGCAAATACAAAACACGCGCATGGGTGATTAAGGAAAAGGACGGTCAAGGTGGACAACGTGATTCCGCTGCGCCAGCTCAGTCCGAGCGACGGCGTTCAAAGGGCCATCAATGAACTACACGGGCGAGCCAAAACAGAGCGTTTCAAGGGCTACATCTTTGTGCTTGAGACGGAGGACGGCGAGCAAGTCGTAGGGGCAGCGGGGATCTTTGCGAGTGATCTCACGCAGGCAGCCCAAGCAGCGCAGGCAGGGTTTGACTGCCTCCTAGGCCATTCCAGGCGGATTGAGACCGCCGATCCCAAGTCCAAATTACCGCGCAGATTGCGCTAGGAGGTGAGAGATGAAGAACCGATTGCGTATTCTTTGCCTGGTTGCGATCAGCGCTGCCACCCTATCCGGATGTGTCACGCCCGGTGGGCAGCAGCAACAAGCGAAACGCCCCAATGCCAGCGACGATCCTTCGCAGTCATGCCATCTAAACCTGACGATGGACAAGCGGTTTGAACTCATTCAGCCGAAGATAGCTATCCGAGAGCGCCCAGAGAATGCCTCCTTGGACATGCTTTCCGACAAAAGCTATCCGACCGCAGAAGAGCGGCAGGTGCTGAGTGCATGGAAATCGGCGCGAGACGCATGCACGGCATTGGGGGCATCCTTCCGGGCGCAATACGCCCCGCTGGACTTTCAAGCCACGTTGAACGCGAACTTGACGCGGCTGAACGAGTTGATCGCTCGGCTCTATGGCGGAGATATCACCTACGGGGAGTTCAACAGAACGCGAGCGGAAAACGCGGCGCGAAACGCTCAGGCTATGGCTGGCGTTGCGCAGCGTGAGCGCGACGCAAATGCTGCGGCTGCAGCTCAAGAGGAGCAGAATCGCAGAGCCGCGGTCGGAATGGCACTACAGAACATGCAGGCCCAGCAGGCGATCCAACAGCAAACCCAGATCCAGCAACAGCAGATGCTCCAGATGAACCGGCCGCGCACTACTAATTGCCAGCGCATCGGCACACAAATGAACTGCACCACCTACTAGCTGTCACTCTCAGCCGCCCTCACAGCCTGCCTCGAGCAGGCTTTTTTTCGTCCCTATATTCCCGGAAGTCTGGCTAAACCGAACTCCAAATGAGTTCATATTCTATGGTTCTAGTCTGGTTCAGCTTGACCGCCTAGTTGGGTTCAGCCATACTTGGCCATCGGCTCACACAGAGCCCAACCAGGAGTAAACGTGCTGCACCTCCAAGAAAAGTTCGTCCAGCGCCGGACGCTGGCACCCGAGCCGCTGAATGCAGAGCTCGAGCCGATCAACTACCGAGGCTTCGCTCCCCGCCTCCCTGCAGTGACGAGGGAAGAGATGGAAGAGGCATCGCGACTGTTTGTGTTGGCTGAGCAGCAGCGGCGCGAAGGGAGGGCTTCGTGATGGACCACCAAATCTGCGACGCATGCGAGTGCGTCAATCACTGCCGGAAGAATGGCTGCATCCCGATTACGCCGGCCACCCCCAAGACCGCCCTCGACCACTTTGCAGACGAAGTGGAAGCTTCTGGAGAGGCGGAGAAGCATGCGTATCCGCCGATGTTTGAGCCTTCATATCTCGGAGAGCCATTTGGCTATGACGAAGCGGACATGCGCGATTACGTGGACGCCGACCGCGCACAAAGGCCCCACTTCGCCATCCCCCCCTCCAACGACATAGCGACTCTGCGGCAAGAACTGGCACTTGCTTACGAAGGCTTGGAGCGGGAGCGGGGGATTGCCAAGGAGCTGGCTGCGGCGCTTAAGTACGCCCGCCGATTTCTCAAAGATCGCGAGCACGCCACCGCATTCGTGGACGCCGCTCTCTCAAAGGTGCAGCAGCCATGAACTGGGACGCTCTTCCGCCGTGGTTCATTTACCTGCTGGTGTTCGCCCTCTTCGGCGTAGCGCCTGCCGTGTCTCCCCTGCTTGGCCCTGATGAGGTCGATGCAGCAAGGGTGACCGCTCAAGTTGTCAACGACGCCGCTCCTGCAGCGGCATCCCAAGAAACTGCCCGTGTGGCTATGAAGGAGTGAGCATGAATCCCGAAGTAAAGGCTAAATGGGTTGCTGCACTTCGCAGCGGCACCTATTCGCAAGGCCAATCTGCCCTTCGCGTTTCAGGTGATTCGTTCTGCTGTCTCGGCGTCCTGTGCGATATCAGCGAGTTGGGCGACTGGGAAGATGTCCTTGAGCGCGAGGACGATGACGATGAATCGCCACCGAAGTATTGCGAAGGCGAGGGTGCAGATTTTGAGCTGCCCCCTCCCGGAGTATGTGATTGGGCTGGATTCGCGGACAACCGGTTCATCTCCAACCGTGTGCCGAGTGTCCTCATCAACGGCAGCCGCCGTCCACTACATGAACACAACGACGAAGGCATCACGTTCGCAGAACTTGCCGACGCCATCGAGGAACAACTATGACCACCATCAAGCACTCCTACCCCGGCCAGTGGGGCTCCATCCCCACCGCCACCGAGCGTGATGAAGCAGACGAGTTTCACGATGTCGAGCGCATGAACCGCTGGTTCCCGGCCCTTGGTTGGGCTATCGGTGTGGTGGCTGTGTTCGGCTGCATGCTGACTGGGTGGTACGCATCATGAGCGCGAAGTTCACGCCAGCCGAGGCTGAATCAGACCTCACGCAATACGCCCGAGCAATGCGAACGGGAAATGACTCGCGAGCCAGTGATATTGAAGTGCGGTGGGGGCTCTATGGCTACAACCCCGAAATCGTGTCAACAGTTCTCGCATGCGTCGCCACTGGCCTTCCTTTGGATGCCGCCATCGATGAAGCCACTAGGGGCGGCGCATGAACGCCCGCGCTTACCTCCACTACCGCGAGCAGCGCCTGAGCAATGCCCGCGCCGAAATCCGCTCCGTCTACCGCACTGGCGGGATGTCGGACCGCGAGCTGTTCGACATGGTCAATTTCCTGATCTCGCAGTGCAGCCCCGAGCAGAACGAGTCGAAAGAGCGGCTCCTGACCATCGCGCAGGACCTCGACCTGGACGAGCCCGATGCGGATGCGTTCCGGTTCATTGCGCCTGCGGCTCTTGATACACGATTGGAGGCGCCATGAGTGACGACACCGCAGCCTCGCTTCAACAAGAGTACGACGAAGCCTGCCACCTCTACGGCGCCCTATCGCCAGAAGCCCAAGTAGCCCACATCGCCCTCGGTTTTTATTTCAAGGACCATCATGCAAAAAATCGCTTCTGCCTTCATCAAGGCCAAGAAGGAATTCAGCCCCGCGCTGAAGGACAAGACCAATCCAGCCTTTCGCAGCAAGTACGCTGATCTGGGTGCCTGCTTGGAGGCCGTGAACGATGCCCTGCTGAACAACGGCATTGCATTGGTTCAGCGCACTGCAGAAGACGCTACTGGCGTGACTGTGGAAACCGTGTTCTTGCACGAGTCTGGCGAGCTGATGGAAGGCGGCAGGCTGCACGTGCCGGCTGCCAAGCAAGATCCGCAGGGGTATGGCTCGGCGCTGACCTATGCGCGCCGCTACAGCCTCATGACGGCCTGCGGCATCGCCCCAGAGGATGACGACGGCAATGCAGGCACTGATGCCAAACGCCGTGAAGCCGCACAGCCGCCTGCTGTGGACATGAGCCCCAAGGCGCGAGCGCAGCGTATTGCTGATGGCGTAAAGGCCGGAGACGCATCAGGCGCTGCCGCCGCTATGGCGGGATGGGAGCAAGACCTTCGGGATTCGGTTTGGTCACTCTTGCCAGCAAAAACTCAACAAGCACTCACCGCCGTATGGCCGCAAGGAGAACCCGCATGAGCGCACCTTATCAAGCGGTCTGGCCGCGGCTAGAAGCCAAGTCGTCTTTAGTCCCTTTTTGTGGCTGCAGGCTTTGGTTCGGCCCGGCTGTGCCTCGCGGGTATGGCGTCCTCTCCGTGAATGGTCGCCAAACCTATGCGCATCGGGCTGCATGGGAAGCGGAAAACGGACCGATCCCTTCGGGCCTTCATGTTCTACATGAGTGTGATGTGCCCGCTTGCATCAATGTCGCGCATCTTTTCCTCGGCACCCCGTTGGATAACGTGAGCGACATGATTTCAAAAGGGCGCGCTGACTTCACCACAAATAAGCCGCGTGGCTCCGCCCATCGCCTGTATGGCAGCCATTGGTCTTCTGGAGAAAGCAACCGCTCGGCAAAACTGACCGCACAAGCAATCGAAAAAATTCGACGGGCTTACGCAGAAGGCGGCATTCGACAAATCGACCTTGCGGCGCGATTCGGCGTCAAGCAAGCCCAAATCAGCAAAATCGTAAGAGGTGAATCATGGGTGGCGTAGCACTTTTCAACTTGACCGGCGAGTACCTCGCCCTCATGAACACGCTGTCCGATGGCGACTTCGATGCACAGACCATCGCTGACACCATCGAAGGCTCCGGCCTCACCGAAGCCATTGCAGAGAAGGCATGCGGCGTTGAAATGGTAGCGCGCACCATCGAGATGCATGTGCCCGCTATCGACGCCGAAATCGAGCGCCTGGCAAAGCTGAAGAAGCAACGCCAGACTGCAGCGGCGGCCCTTCGCGACTACTTGAAGCGGAATCTGATCGCGGCCGGGATCTCGAAGCTGGAGAGCCCGTTGTTCAAAATCGCGCTGCGCGACAACCCGCCTGCCGTTGACATCTTCGACGCGAGCCTCTTGCCCAGCGAGTTCATGACGCAGCCTGCACCGCCTCCTCCCGCGCCGGACAAGGCAGCGATCAAGGCAGCGATCAAGGCAGGTGAAGAAGTGCCGGGCGCGCGCCTGACCCAAGGTCAACGGCTGGAGGTGAAGTGATGCCCCACCCCACCCCACAAGGAGAGACGATCTCCGCCCACGAGACCATGAGCACCGACAAGACTGAGCGCGCGGCGCTGCTCCCTTGCCCGTTCTGCGGATGTGACGCTGACACAGAACACAGCGACGATTGCTACTTCACGGTGCAGGAGAAGTTGACCGCCGCGCCATTGGCCGACGTGTCTCTGGTGACGTTCGCACGTGTTGCATGGAATCGCCGTGTCGCCGCCCTCCCCTCCCAGCCCGCAACGGTGGTGCAGCGCCGCTATTGCAACAAGTGCGGCTACTTCGGTCCTGACACACTGCACGAACGGCCGAACGGCTCGGGTCAATGTGGCTATCTGTCATGCCTCACGCACCCCAGCGCTCCAGCCGAAAGCGGGTGGCAGTGGGTGCCGGTGGAGCCCGCACCTGCAATGTTACTAGCGGGCCTGCAGTGCTCTCAACGCAACGAAGCGGCTCTCTACATCACCGAGCTGGCGGACATCTACCTCGCCATGCTCAAGGCCGCCCCAAGCGCAGCGCAACCGGGCGGGGCGGATGGGGGTGCATCGTGAGCTTCGACATGTGGTTGTTCTTCGCCTTCATCGCAAGCATGTTCCTCATTGCTGGCGCGGTCGTCCTTTACGTGACGCTCGGCACCAAAAAGGACAAAGAAGAAATAACGCGTTTGCACGGACCAAAGGACCCCCAGCCATGACCCCACCCAACACCACGGGCGCGCAGGCGCTGAGCGACGAGCAGATTGCTGACCTCGCGAGCGACTATCAGTCCACCTACACGCATGGCGGCACCACGTTTGACGCCTTCGATTCGCTCGGCTTTGCCCGGGCTTTGCTCGCCCTCTCCAGCCGGGGGCAGGACGGGGCGGTGGCACCACGATGGATCATCGCGCGCCAATCAGTCATCAACGACGTGCCCGGAAGCAGGCCCTCGCTGGGTTATACGGTCTTCGCTGAATCGTTCACCACCTTCGCCACCGCCGAGCAGGCGTCTGAAGCCCTGCGGGAACTGAATCTGCCGCTCGGCTGGGTTTACACGACGACCGATCAAGAGCCGTGGGTGTCGCTGTTCCCGCCAGCCGCACCCGGTGCCGCTGTCGCTGCGCGCGAGCAGGAGGTGATTGAGGCCGCCGCCCAGCAAGCTGGCGCGTTGATTACGTTGAAGGACGGAAGCTACGGCAACGTCCAAGCCGGTGCCGTCATCTTTACGCCGTCCGAATGGCAATCGTTTTGCGCCGCCCTCGCATCGCGCGAGGAAGCCCCTGAGCAGAGCGCCAAGGGCTTGACGATGGGCGGGGAGGATGCAGCATGAGGGTGCTGATTGCGTGCGAATACAGCGGTGTCGTGCGATCTGCTTTCGCGCGTCGCGGCCATACAGCGGTGTCGTGCGATCTGCTGCCCACGGACAACCCGCACGGATGGCACATCCAAGGTGACGTACTCAAGGTGCTGGATGCGGGGTGGGACCTCATGATCTGTCATCCTCCTTGCACGCACCTGGCTGTGTCCGGCGCCCGGCATTTCGCCGCCAAACGTGAAAGCGGGGTTCAACAGGAAGCGCTCGAATTTGTGCGTGCCCTGCTCGCCGCGCCTATTCCGTTGATCGCACTGGAGAACCCGGTGTCGATCATCAGCAGCCACATCCGCAAGCCAGACCAGGTCATCCAGCCGTACATGTTTGGCCATCGCGAGCGCAAGGCCACATGCTTGTGGCTCAAGGGCCTCCCGAAGCTGCGTCCGACCAATGACGTGCGAACCGAGACCATGGCGCTACCGGCCAATGTGCGCGACCGTGTGCACTACATGCCGCCTTCCGCCGATCGATGGAAACTTCGCAGTACGACCTACTCGGGAATCGCCGAGGCGATGGCCGAGCAGTGGGGCAACGCCGAGAACTTTGAACTGGAGGCAGCATGACCCCCACCGCCCCCCTCACCCTGGAAGCAGCGCCTGAGCATTCGAGCAGCGCATTCCCCGAGCGCATCCTCTCGCTGCTGAGGTTCGTCGCCGAGCGCAATCCGACCGAGGGAAGCGCGCCCTACGAAGACGAGCACGGCGAGCCGATGCAAGACGATGCAGAGGCTGCGATTCGCTGGATCTCCGAAGCTCAATCCGCCCTCACCGCCCAAGCCGCAACCATCGCCCAGCTCGAGGCAAGGCTGCGCGAGGCGGAGGCTGATGTGCGACGGTATCAATACATCCAACGTTGGACGCGCGGCGAACGCAATCACAACGGCAGGAAGCAGCAGTTCAACTTTGACTTTCCGCCACCACTTGGCAATGTTATGCAAGGCTCTGTTGCGCAGCACCTCGACGCCGCCATCGACGCAGCAATCGCCGCCCATGGAAAGGACGAGGCATGAAGCTCACCAAAGCACAACGCGCCACGCTGCGCGAGATGTTCGGCGGCCACTGCGCCTATTGCGGCTGCCAACTTGGAGACCGCTGGCACGCCGACCACTTCGAGAACGTCGAGCGGAAGATGAAATGGGCGATGTCGCCAAACGGCACACGCCGGCTCGTTGCGACAGGCGAGGTACATCGCCCTGAGCGGGACACGGTAGAGAACCTGATGCCCTCGTGCGCTCCCTGCAACATCGACAAACACGCCATGACGCTCGAAGACTGGCGCCGGAAGCTGCAGAACGCCGTTGGCGTGCTCACGCGTAACCAGCCGACCTTCCGGCACGCGGTGCGCTTCGGCCTCGTACATGCCACCAATGCAACCGTCGTCTTCCACTTCGAGCGCCTGGCGCAGGAAACACCATGACCCCCGCAACCCCCATCACCGAAGCGCTCGAGACGCTGATGCCGGAGCCTGCGATGCGACTCGACTACGCTGGCCATTTCATGCATAAGAAAGGGCCACTCGGCATCGGCGAACGCGGGCTGTACGACGCCGACCAGATGCGCGAGATGTACCGCGCAGCCACTGAGCGAGCGGCAGCGATCTGCGAAAACGAGCGCATCGACGAGATCATCGAGAGCGACCACGCATACAACGCAGCCACGGATGCTTGTGCTGCTGCCATTAGGGCGAGCAGCGGGAAGGGGGAATGATGCTAGTCACGAGACCTTTCACCAACGAGGAAGTTGCTGATCGTCTGGAAGATGTGCGCACTCACCTGAGCACCGCATCGAAGCTGCCGGAACATGCAGGGCTCATCGCCGAGGCATGCCGACGACTGCGCGGGCAGTTGCCCTCTGGAAGTCATCCAGTCGCGCGCGTCGCCCAGACATGGCGGGGCACGACGCCGGTGCGTTATCTGGAAGAAATCGACATTGGCAACTTGCCGGTCGGCACCGAATTATTCGCTGCTGCCTCCATCGGCAGCGGGAAGGAGTCTGCATCGTGACTGTCTACGTTGACGACATGAAGGCCAAGTTCGGCCGAATGGTGATGTGCCACATGCTGGCCGACTGCGATGAAGAACTGCACGCCATGGCTGCACGCATCGGCGTCCCTCGTCGTTGGTGGCAGTCGCCTGCGATGACGAGCGGCAGCCACTACGACATCGCGCTCAGCATGCGCGCCAAGGCGGTGGCTTTCGGCGCTGTCGAGATCACATGGCGGCAGGCTGGCGCAATGAACTCGCGCCGCCGCCTCTATGGCCACCTTGGCAAGCCCACGGACCCATGGGATGGCCTTGTTGCCGAATCCCGGAAGCTCCGCGCTGCTGCCGAGATCTCTAGGGAGCAGGGGGAGGGGGGAAGATGAAAACTGAAATGATGCTGCTGATCCAAACCGATGGCCGGCCGACACTCAATCTCACCGAAATGGCGGCACTCCTGTCCATCGACCCGAGGACGGCCCAGAACCGGATCTATGCCCACAAGATGCCATTTCCGGTGTTCAAGCTGGGCGATTCCGGCGACTGGATGGCGCACATTTCTGACGTGGCAGAGTACATCGACGGTCAGCGAGAAGCCGCCCGCGCCGTCAATAATTTGTCAATGGGTAGGCTGAAAGCCGCATGAATGCTTGCAATCGCGGCGATCCATCATCGGGGCTACGCTGAGCCTGCCAACATGATAAGTGGTTGATTTCATTGGGTAAGTGCCTGATTCCAGAGGGCTTGCACGTCTTTGGCGATGCACCAATCGCTACTGGCGACAACCGGTTTACATTTTCGGGGTGTCAACCAGTTGTCAATGAAATGGCCTCCATCACCAAGCTGCAAACGGGCCGGTGGCTCGCTCGAGTCAGACGCAAAGGGTTCGCCCCACTATCCAAGACATTTTCCACCAAGACGCTAGCCCAGCAGTGGGCAAAGACTCTGGAGGGGGATACAGAGCAACTGAGCGCCGGGCAAATCCCGAGAGGCTCAGAATGGACGATTGACAAGGTGATCGAGCGCTACGAAGAAGAGGTCGAGAAGACCAAGACGATGGGGCGCAACAAGAAGGCGGTTCTCAAGACCCTTCGCACCTTGTTAGCGGGGGTGCAGCTCGCAGACCTAACGCCCGAGCGGATCGTTGCCTATGTACGTGATGATAGAAAAGTCGATGGCGTGACTGCATCAATCGACCTCACCTACCTCAAGGGTGCGCTGAAGGTTTCTCGGGCGCTTCTGAAGGTCCCTGTCCGTCCGACCATCGTGGATGATGCGAGAGAGACCCTGAACCATCTTGGATTGCTCTCCAGAAGCAACGAACGCGACCGCAGGCCGACTGCGAAGGAGATCGAGCAGATTCGGGAATGGGTCAAGGAGCGCAGCGAGACCCTGACCGTGGACCATATCGACTTCATCCTGGACTCATGCTTCAGGCCGCCGAGCGAGATCGTCAATCTCCGGTGGGAGGATCTGAACCGTGAGGACCGAACGATCATGATTCGCGACCGGAAGGATCCGCGAAAGAAGATCGGAAACAACCAGATTGTTCCGCTGCTGGGCCGATGCATGGAGATCATTGAGCGCCAACCCAAAACAGGCCCGCTGATCTTCCCGGTGAATGGGGCGAGCTGGAGCAGTCTGTTTCCCAGAGCCTGCCGCGCCTACAAAATCAAAAACCTGCGGCTATACGACCTCAGGCACGAGGCTATAAGCCGGTTGGTGGCTACCAACAAATACAGCATCTTGGAGATGATGCTGATCACCGGGCACAAGGACCCGAAGCAGCTTGCCAGGTACACGCAACTGCGTGCGAAGGATCTGCACCGTTAGCGCTGGGGCCAACTACCTAGGAGTAAAATTGCTTTCGACGGTGTAGCTCAGATAGTAGAGCGCTGGGGCCCCAGAGTCGCCGGTTCAAACCCGGCCACCGTCATTTCTTCGGCCAAAGCGAATAGTCAGCCTTCGGGATAGGCTGGCCTGCAAGCGCGGCTTCCCGGCATTCCCGATACTGCCCCGCCACCTCGATCAGCTTGAGCGTGGTGATCCCGAACGTGTCGTCACTTAGCGGGCTGAGCTTCGGGCAGCTTGCCACCACCAGCGGGCTCGGCTGGTTCTCCCGTGAGAGCGGAATTGATGTCCCGCACGCTACGAGCGTCATGCTTGCAGTCGCGGTAGACAGTGTTCTCCCTAACCACCGTCTCCACGCGGCCCTTGACCGTGGTGTTGACGATCTTGATCTGAGCGATTGCATCGGCTGCTCCCTGCTGGGCCGCAGCCCGAGTTTCATCGATGGCCTTGTTGATCTTGGCTTGTTCGGCAATGACTCGATTTGCGCCGACAGACTGCCCCTTGACATAGACTGCTCCGGACGAGACGAGCCAGAGGACGACCGCTCCCAGGATGAGCCACGGGTTCATTTCAGCCCCAGCGCCTCACGGGCCTGCCGGTGGTAGCCGGGCCAAGTCTCGTGATGAGGTTTCCCAGGCCGCCATGTGCGCAAGTAGAGCTTCCAAGAGCCGTCTGCGTCATCGACCTCCGGAAGTGCCTTGGGGTCCGTGTAGTACAGCAGTCGGGCGACGCCAGCGGCCAGCACGTCATCCGTTTCAAGCGCTGCCCAGATCGTCGGAATGTCGAATGGCACGTTACGTGCTTTGCAGAGATTGTGCAGATGGCCACTCGACGCCGGGTGGTTGTAGACGCCCTTCACGCCTCCGCCCTTCTCGAATTGCCAGAAGCCACGGGCAGGACCGTTGCCCATTTGTCGGCGGTGCTCGAAGCGCGACTCCTGCAGTCCAGTCGCAAGCAGCATGATCCGAGCCTTGAGCGAATCCATCGACATCGGAAGGATGGCAAGCGCCGGGTTGATCGCGGTCTTGATGATTTCGGAGAGCGTCATGGTCACTCCTTCGGCTCTTGCTTCTTCAACCGCAGAATGACCCCGATCACCACGATGGTCAGGACGATCCAGCGAGGCTGCACACCGATGGCTGCGAGCACGTCGGCCCGGCTCTCTTCAGGCACAAGCGCCCAGATGCCTACAGCGCCAGCCACCAAGGCATTGAACTTGATGCTCAGCTTGCTCCAGGCAGCGCGCCATTCCGGGATGAGTTGCTTGTCGAAGTAGTCAACGACCCATTGCTTGATGTTCATCGCGCCGCCTTTCTGTCTGCCTCTAGCGTTTCAACACGGAATCGCAGGATTGCGATCTCACCGGCCAGCGTCATGGCTTGGTTGTTCCCGGCGTTGATCGAAATCTTCATGTCCTTCAACTGGTCCTTCATGTCCTTCAGGGTCTCGCCCTGCCCCCAGACCTGAAAGATCAATCCGATGGCGAATGCGGCGAAGATGCCAAGGACGCCAAGCAGCCACGAAAGGGGCAGTTTCCATTCGACCAATGTTCTTGCCCTCGGCAGTTCACCAGGTTGCGTATCAGCCACGATGCACCCCTTCCGGGTCAACGGCGTCCAGAAGGTTTGAGCGAATCCAATACGCCCACCTCTGGCGCCAGCCTTCCTCACTGTTGCTCAGCTTCCAGAGCCTGCGGGAGAGCGTCATTTCTCGAGGCAACTGCAGGAACACGAGCGTGCCGAAAACCACGTTCACCAAGAAGTCCACAGCGAGTCCGACGAACAGCGCCGGGTAGCCGAACACCTTCATGGCTGGTGTGAGCTTTCCAGAATCACGCACCTGCTTCAGCCGCATCACGGCGGCGTACAGCACCCAGAGAATCCAGGGAGATAGGAGTAGGTAGATCACTTGAGTGCTTCCGAAAATGCGCTCTTCAGCGCGGGTGATGCACTGGCAATCTGCGCATATCGCAACAGAGTCGCCGCCTTCATTTCTTCCCAGGTCGTGCACGCGCTCAAGTCGAGCTTCGTCAGATCGCGCAGGGCCTGCTTGGCGGTCTCGATGACCGTCGCCGTTGCCAAGTCGCCCTTCGTCAGCGACGAAGCCTGCAGGCCGTCACAGATCGTGATGATGGGTTGGCGTTCAGTGCGGATCTCGGCTTTGGCAAGATCGACCAACTGAGCGTGTGTTGGGACGGGGAATGGATCGGGGATGCCGCCATTTGCCACCCACTCCAAGAACGCAAGCCAATCGGAATTGCCTTCATCCATGGGTATGACAGCGCCGTCTTCTTGACGGATCACTTGTGTGGGGTACTGGGTGTACACGTCACAGCTCCGCAGCTACGGAAACATCCGCGTAGTAGCGGCCACCACCAGTGCCAGAAGCCAGCTTGTTGAATTCGACGCTGTAGGCAGTAGGGACGGAAAGGGAGAGTTGTCCAGCGCCCCCGGTGAAATTGATGTTCGTTCCGTCGTTGTAGTACGTGACGGTCGGGAGCACACGCATCTCTGTGAACGTCATGGCACTGCCATACCCCGTACCGCTCGTGACCGCTCCATTGAATCCGAGGCCTACTCGCTGGAAGTACCGCTTGCACCTTCGCAAGTCCTCCCCATACTCCACTTTCTCAAACGTTGAGAGCTGTCCTGCTTCAGCCTGCCATGCACCTTGGTACGTGATCGACTGCCCTGCTCCCAATGCGCCCGTGACAAACTCAATAGCAATCCCTCGAGCAGCATTGGCACCAGCGTTGAAACTGAAGAACTTGGCTTCTGGCGTGCCAGTCAAAGCCAGCGAGCCGGCCGCAAGCAAGGTCTTTGCTGCGAAGTTGTCGGTTGCGTTGGCAACGTAGGCATTCCACGTCACCGTAGCGATGCCGCTCGCTGAGATGGGGATTTGTACGTTGACCTGCTGCCCGACCCAATCCGCGCAGTTGTTCGATTCGATCCGTTGACCGAACAAGGTTCCGGTCACCGATGCTGCGCCCGTGATGGTTACGGCGTTCTGGTAACCAGTGCCCGCAACACGCTGAATCGAAGCGTTCGCACCTGTGCAGGACGCATAGCATCGGTCTACGGTGTAGGCAATGGCAGCGGCAGCGACGAGAGCCAGCGAAGCCCCGTTGTTGCGCTGATCGATGCGAAGTTGTCCGTTGAGGATTCGATTGCGGAACGGGGGCGTGGTCAGCGTGCCCGGCAACGATGGATTGATCGGCGTGAGCAAGTTGACCGACACCGACGAAAGGCCAGAGTCGAGCGCACCGCCACCATCAGGAACAATGACAACAGTGGTTGAAGTGCTGTATGTCGAGCGTGCGACGGTGCCATAGACAATGCCCGCCGTGTTCACCGTCTTCACTCGTGTACCAAAGGCGAATGTCTGCGTCTGGTCGCCCGGGACCGTGAATGTCGTTGCGCTGACGAACGTCGGAGTGCCAGCGAATGAAACCCATTGATCGATAGACGCCGAAGCATCGTTGATGCCGCTGACATTGTCGATTGTGCGCTGGACAATGCCCACAGAGTTCTTGATAACGAATTTGTAGGAAGTACCACCGCCTAGCCACACCGCGCCTTGGTTGTTGACGCCCAGCGTATTCAAGACAATCGGCCAGGTGTTCGGCACTAGCCCCGCTTTATCGCTGTAAGTGGCCACTGGCGTCGAAGTGCCCGCCAGATAGACCTCGATGGTTCCTCCAGACAGAGGAGCCCCGTTGCTGTCCTCCTGCTGATCGTTGATGATGGGCGCTAGAAAGTTCGCCATTCGGGCTCCTGAAATGAAAAAAGCCGCTCAATGGCGGCTTTGATGGAAAATGCGGGGATGGACTACTCAGACTGGCTCTGGATAAAACTCATCGGCTTCGGCGTCATCTGCTTCGTGGTTGCTTTCTGGAAAGCCCTCAACGGGCGGCAATAGCCGGTGCCGAGCGATAGCCGATGGTGCGCACACCTTGGCTCAGTGCGTTGCGCAACGCACTCGATTGAGGCTCTGCCAGCAGCTTTGCCGCTTCCTGCGGGTTGAGCAAAGCATTGGCCAACCGATCCTGAATTTGTTTGTTGGCCGCCCCGTAGGGCAGCTGCAGCAGCCGGCCAAGCGTCGATGTTGCTGCCGTCGATCCCCCGAGGGCATTTCCCAGCGCACCCTGCAGCAACTGGTTTTGCGCCAGGTTTTGCACCGTGTTGGAACCCACTGCACGCCCCACGTTGCTAGCGATCTGCCCAGCATTCAAATCGGCCTGAATGTTTCTCAGGATCTGCAGTTGCTGCGGGCTCAAATCTTTCGCCAGCTCGGAGCCTTGGTTCTTGAGCAGGTTGTTCAGCTTCGCTGCCGACAGGATGGCACCGCCTTGCGAATCCACGGTTCCCGTTTGGACCGTTTTAAGGATCTCATCCAGCTTTTCCATCTGCCGAATCGGGATGCTCTGATCCGCATAGGACTGCAGATAGCCGCGCCAAGTTGGGCGAGCTGCCCCCACCGCTTCTTCGGCAGCTTGAGGCAGCACAGGACCGACTTGTCCTTGCGCCCTGACTTGCAGGGCATTCCCACGAGGCATGCCGACTTCAGTCGATGGCATGAAAGGAACGATTTCGCGCGATGTGCTGAGAGGCGAGCCAGCAACCGGGCCCGGAGTAGCAACGCGGCGGCTCGCCTGGTCGATGGCGTCATCAATGAGGCTTTTGACGTTGCCAAGTTGGCTCGAGGCATATCGCAGGTTCCCGGCCTCTCCCTGCAGCTTCCCGCTCAACATCGTGTTGATGTCCTTGCGAACCTCGTACAAGGCCCGGGCATCGATTGCGCCGTTGTCGGAGAGTCCTGCGATGCGATCCCGGAACTTGTTCAGTGCCTGCTGTGAAAGCTCACCAGCGTTGTTCGGGTTCTTGATCAGGCGGTCAATGGATTTCAAGATTCTGTCCGAAGGCACGCTGCCAGCAGCCTCTAGAACCGCTTCACGCATCGGCCCAGTGGAGGAATCTCGAGCGGCCTTGGCTAGGTCGATCTTCCCAGTATTGCCCGCGATTTCCTCAATTGCTGCGGTGCGCGCTTGGTTCTGCGCAGTCTGACGCGCAGCAAGTGCTGAGGCATATTCGGGACTTGCGTTTTGCATCGTCCTGCTGAGCGCGGCAAGTCCTTCGTCGCCTGCAGCCATGGCTGTAGTGGGGATTGAGCCTGGGACAACCGGCGATGCACCACGAAGCGCTGACAGCGCATTCGTTGGGTTTGCTGCGGTGTTGCGCAGTACATCGCCAGCGATTCGGTTTTGTCCGGCAGCGTAGAAGGGTCGCACAGCAGATCCAAGGGCGTTGCCTGCCAGCGTTGCGACGCGCCCAACAATCGGGAGAGCTGCACCAACACCTGCGCCAAGAGCGGTCGAATCTGGGTCAATCAAGCCAGCCGTAGCCGCCCCGGTGGCCGCCCCGCCGAGGCTGCGGATGCCAAGATCTGCCGCGCTGTTCAAGAAGCCCGGCCCAACCTTTTGTGCTGCGGTCATGCCGCCAGACGCGAGGGCGTTTCCGAGGCGCTCCATGCCCACAGCCTTTGCGCCAGCACCCAACGCCGGACCGACAGGCAGCGTCGCAAGAATGTTTCCGCCTACCCGTGCCCCGCTGGCGAGAGAACTGCCGCCGTACTGGTCGGCGAAGTCCTGCTTCCCTTGCTGGTTCATTGCACGCACGCGAGCGCCTTCGCCCTGTTGCCCAGTGACGAGCCCAGAGACATTCGGGCCATTGCCGGTCAAGCGGTCGTAGCCCGACGCAAGCAGTTCCGCGCCCGTGTCGATGGGGTCTCTGATGCCACGCGCCAGCCCCATGACAATGGCATCTGAAGCGTTAGGCGTGTTGTTCTTCGCGTCCCGGCGTGCCTTGGGGTAAACGCCAAATGCCGCGCCGCCTTCTACTGGTGCTGCAGCGGGTTCCGGTGTAGCGGGAGCAGCCTTGGCGAATGGGTCGAAATCCACAGGCTCCAGCGTCGGCCCTGCTGCAGTGCGCGTAGGTGCCATGCTGGCCGCCGTCTTGACCTTGGCGACGTAGCCCGGGTCCTCGGCATAGCCGCCGCTCTTGAGTGCCTTGGCGAAGTCCTCGGGCGTCTTGGCGTTCACCGCATTCGGGTACTTGCGCTGGATCAGGCTCACATAGTCGTCAACGAACTGGTCGGGAGACTCATAGGCCCGGTACTTGTCACGGCTGCCGGTCATGTTGTCCGTGGCCGCCACACCACCGCCGCCGAAGTCTTTGATGTTGCCCAGATTGTTGGTGCCGGGGATGACGCTCTTGCCCCAGCCAGTTTCCAGCCCCCACTGACCAAGCACGACCTTCGGATCGACACCAAGGGCTTTCGCCGCCTTCTCGGCTGCCGCACCGTAGCGCGCGCTGAAATCATCAGGCGTGGTGGACTTCTTGAACGGGTCGAAATCGACAGATTCGAGCGTGGCCATTATTCTTTCACCCTGCTCCAGCGGCCGTTCTGCTGCACGTAGTAGTTGCCGTCAGGGGCAAGCTCTGCGCGCATTTCTTGGCCGCCTACGTTGATCGTTTTGCTTGATGGTTGTTTCGCTTTGAGCGCATTGGCTGCTTGCGCTGCAGGCTTGGCAGTACCGCGGATCTGCGCAACACGGTTCTCTGAATCTGGCACTTCGGCCAGAATCCCACGAGTTGCCAAATCCCGATTGGCTTTCTTCTGCTTGATCGTTTCTGGCTTATCGCCAGGCTGCGGAAAGTACTGCTTTTCGGCGTTGTCAAACTCGCTTGCTGAGATCGCAGCGCCCGACTCTCGACGCAACACCGCGTTGATGAAATCGCGCTTCGCTTGGTCGAGCTGCTGGCGGTCCTCCGGCTGCAATGCCGTGATCACGCCACCAAGCAGGGGGAGCCGCGATCCCGGGACTGAGCTGTTGACGCCTTCCTCTGCGAGCTTGTCGAGGATCTCCGACGACGCCTGCATGCGAGTGCCGAACTGGAGTGCTTTAGCCTGAGTGTCGTTGAGGTTGTTCTTGCCTTTCGAGGACGGGTCAGCCGGGCCCCCAGGAATTGGCTCGAGCGATGTTCCATCGGCCGCAATTCGGTATCCAGACGGAATACGGCTTTGGCTCCGGCGGATCTCATTGGCCTCGCGGGCACGCGCATCAGTGCGCAGCGAATTGGCCTCCGACTGCGCCACGCTTGCAGCGCTATCGGGCGACTGCGTGCGGTCCATGCTTGCGACTTGGCGCGGCCCGGTAATCGGGTTGTTTTGCACAAACGCCGTCGTGCCGCCAAGGTTCACCGTCTCGATCTTGCCAAGAATCTTCTCGGCATCGCCACCCCAGCCCTGTGCAAGCTGGCGCAGCTTGTTCGCGTCATTGCGCGCGGCGTAGATCTGCGCTTTGGCGTTGTCCACCATCTGCTGTGGGAGCCCGTACTGCTGCTGCGCCATCGTCAGCGTTTGAATGGCGTTTTCCTCGGTCGGATTGGCAAGGATCATGCCCGCGCCGTTCTTCATGCCCTCGGCGACCAGCTTCCCGCGCTCGGCCTGTGCTTTTTGCTGCTCGGTCTGGAACTTGGCTGCCTCCATTGACTGTTTGCCGAGACCAGCCTTTTGGAGCGCAGTGATCTGGTCGGAACCAGTCGCGCCAGAGCGCAGCACATCGCGATATGCCTGATCGTCTGCGAAGCCCTGCCGCGCTTGCTGGAGCTGCAGAGCCTGCATTTCCCGCTGTGCACGCTGCTGCTCGATGTCGGCTGCAGACAAGAGCGGGGTAACGCCCTTGCCGGCCTGAAGGATGATGTTTGGATCGAGTGGCATGATTTAGAAGTCGTAGGGGGTGTACTGACTGCCGTATGCGTTCAGCGAATTGCCGCTTGCACCGCCGCTGTACGACGGGAATCCTTGGTTGGTCGGGCCCTTGTTGCCGCTCAGGAGAGCATTCCAGCCCCCGGCGCTATTGATGCTGTTGGCCGCGCTGTTGATGCCCGATTGCAGGCCGTTCGCGCCCGCAATCGCCGCTGCCGACTGCGCGTTGGCACCCTGCATCAAAGCGTTCGTGGAGTTGTTCACTGCCTGCTGGTTGCCGGCCCCTACCTGCGCGGCGGAGTTCTGGCCCAGCGTCGAAACGCCCGTCAGGAAGCTGTAGATCCGGCTGCGGTTGTTGTCGTAGGCGTTGAGGTTCGTGTTCCAGGTGCTCTGTGCACGGTTGAACGCGTCATTGAACTTCGTCCCGGCGTAGTCCTGATTGAAGCGGTCGAGCTCCTTCAAGGCCGCGCCGGACAAGAAATTTCCTCGTGCTGCTTGCCCGCGCTCGATACCCTGCGTGCCTTGGTTCAGTCCGAACTGATAGCCCGGGTCGGTAGCGAGATCCTTGCCTGTGAAGCTGAAGTCCTCGCCGTTCCGGTATGCCCGCAGCAGAGACCCATACGTCGGGTCGGCCTCTAGCGCGGCGTTCTGGGCGTTCTGCTCTTCGTAGTATTTGGCGATGGCTGCATTCAGTCCTTCTTCATCGACGGTAGAACCTCCGCCACCCTGCTGAGCGCCTGCCGGATAGATGCCGTAGCCATCCTCGCCCGGCTTCGTCATGTCTGGCGAAGTCCAGAGGGACGATGGATCGCGTGCGCGCGCTGCCGCTTGATCCTGGAAGTACTGCGCAGCGCCAGCGCCGCCCAACGCATTGACAGCATCGTTGCCGTTGGCATAGAGCGGGTTCGAGTTGCCTGCAGCGGTGTTCTGCTTCGTGTACCGGCTTAGAAGCTGCTGGCGTACCTGATCGGGCGTCAGGCCCGTGGCAAGGCCGAGCGAAGTTGTTCCACTGGAGCCAACGCCACCAATGCCAAGCAATTGGTTCAAGCGAGACTGTGCCGCCCCGCCAGCCTGCGTCCACGGCGCAAGATCGGCACGCTGCTGTGCAGCCGCCATCATCTGCATCATTTGCGCTTGCTCAGATGCCCCGGATTGCGCGTTAGCGGCGCTCTTTGCGCCATCTGCGGAAATAGCTGCGCCGGCCACCCCAGCGACGGCCCCGATTGCTGCGACCATGATTACTCTCCCAGAACTTTGATGTACAGGCGTTCCGTCTCGGTCCAACCCATGTGCTCGAAGAGCGGGCCAGCGTCGAGAGAAAGCTTTGTCCCGGTGAACATCTTTTGAACGCCTCGGGCCTTGAGCGTCTTTTCGACAAACTCAAAGAGCCGCAGCGGCGTGCGCCCAGTCCGGTACTGAGGCGCGATGTAGTAGATATCGGTGAAGGCGCTCAGGCTTTGCCTGTAATGCAGATGCGGTCGGACAATGCTGAAGTGATAGCCGATGACCTCGCCTTCCTTGCGGGCCACGACAATGTGAAGCATCCCTGCATTGGCGAAGGCTGCATAGGTATCGAAGTCAGGGTCGAGCTTGATCTGATCGCGATTGACGGCTACTTCTTCCCAGTGCATCGGCCACAGGTGGGCCATCTGGTCCTTCACATCGAACCAGTTCTCAACAGCGTAGGTAATCATCAGATTCGGATATCGATCACCATGTGGATGCGCTCCACTGGGCTGTTGTTGATGACCTCGTGCTGCGGGCGGTCGTCGCCCTCTGCACCCTTGCCGTTGTCGAACCACCATGCCTCGCCTGGGGCCATGTAGACCTGTTCATCACCGGCCGAGAACACCACGCCGGGGGCGCTCTGCAGGCAAATGTGATGCCGATGCCAGTAGTTCGCGTGGTCGAGCGTGTCGGCGTGCTTGAAAACTCGCCCTCCCGGCTGAATGCGATTGATCATCACGCGACCAAGCCGAGTACCACGCACATAAGCCATCAGGTTCATCACCAGATCTCGCGCCTCGGGCAACTTGTCGTAGACCGGCAGATCGACGCACTCATGCTGATCGATCGTTCTCAGAAGCTCCTGTCGCTCTTCCTCGGTCTTCGGGACTGCGCGGGGGGGGAACCGCAGAATGATGCTGTCCGTTTCGCCGAATGGACCTTGCGGGAACGTGCGCAGATACGTGTCGTCGTGCCACCACTCACGATTGCGAGCGAGCTTTGCCAACAGGGGGCCAGTGTTGATGCCGGTTGCCAGACGATGGAAGTTCTTCAAACCGTTGCTCCTGTCGCATCGCACCAAAGGACCGCAGGTTTCACCTGTTTGATCCAAATGGGCTTATTCAATGTCGTGTCAAAGTAGAAGCGGCCGATCCAGAGCCTCGATGTCGGCCTGTCGGCAGTGATGCCCGACTGCTGCACTGAGAAGGCCGCTGTGTGGGTGCGGTTGACCCACTGGCCCCATGGCGCGCTGATGATTCCGTTGTCATCGACAACTGGGGTATCGGTTGGATAGTCGTAGTTGTTGCTGGTCGCCATTACTTGCCCAGCCTTCCCCAAGCTGCGACGAACACCGTCTTGACAGGGTCGGTGATGCGGAACTTAAAGACGAAGTCTCGGGCCCGGCCCAGCTTGCGCCATACAGCGCGGCGGCGGTACTCGCCCTGTTTGCCCATCGGCACCCAGATCTCATTGCCGTAGGTATGCCCGCCGTCCTTGGACACGGACATCATGATCTTCGGGTCAGCACCCTGACCGGTGAGCGTCCCGGTGCCAGCTTCCATTTCAAGCCACAGTTCATCGAAGCAGGCCCAGTCGCCTACCGACTGGTGACGCGTGATGAGTTCGCGAGCGATCTGCGCGCCGTCGTCGGTAAACAGACCGTCTTGGAAGTAGTAGACCTTGCCGTTCTCCCAGTCGGTCACATAAGACCGGTCCAAGAAGTTCTGCTGAATCTCACCGCGATGACGACCACTGGACGATTCGACCTTGCTCCATGCCTTCGTCAGTCCGTCATAGAGCCAAGACTCGCCGGCCGAGGGGAAATTGATCTGGTAGAACGGGTGGCCGCTCACCATGTAGCTGAACCCTGTTGCGTTCTCAGTCGCGGAGTACTTCGAGAACACATAGTCCATCTCAGGATTCGACACAGGAACTGCGTTGTAGCCGGACAGCGTGCAAACCTGCACTGCGCCCAGACGGTTGCGACGAAGGAAGATGAGCGAGTCCATGAACTTCGCCAATGACCAACGAGCCGCAAGGCCCCATTCAATCGCTGCAGCTCCAACCCGAGCAAACGGGAAGTCCAGCGCGCCAGAGTCACCCCAAAACTCGGTTGTCTCAGGCCCAAACAGCACGAGCTGCCCGTTGTCGGCAAGAACGCGCACCAGGTTGTCGGGGTTCGATTCGGCCGTTGCGAAGTCCAGCGCTGCCCACGTCAGTCCGTCATAGAGCGACGACACGTAGAACTGCCCCGAGTCGGGCTTCGTGACCACGAAATAGCCATTCAGGAACGTGACGGTTGTTGCACCTGGGAAGCCGGGCGACGTGATCTGTGCGAAGACGTTGGTGTTCGTGTTGAAGATGTACCCGTTCGGGCCATCCACAATGATGATCTGCGTCCCGTTGTCGGACATGTCCACGCGGCCCGCCGATGTCAGAAGCGTGCCGAGATTGGTCATGGCGCCGTCGTTCGAGACTCGCCACAGCGTGAAACGATTCACGACGTAGAGGAAATTGTCCTTGCGATAGATGCCGCGCGACGGGTAAGCCCCGAAGTTCACGAACGCCAGAAGCCCCGGAGTCGGGAACAATGCCAGCGTGCTTTTCTCTGCGTCCTGCTGGATCTCGACGTACAGGTTTGTCCGTTTCTGTGCATCGACGTTGACGGACTTCCCCACGTTCCCCAAACCGAACAGAGGAACCGGCCCGAGACTAGTAGCCATCGCTCAGAATGTTGTATTGGCTGCTGCCAGTGTGATACCCCGAGGACATCACAGACACCTCGAGGCCACGCGTTGCAGGCTGGCTGTTGAGGCGTTTGAGGCGTGCAATAGCACTGCTAGCCGACTGCACCACCAACGGTGAGATCTCGGTGTTGAAGGCCTGAGCCAGCTCGACGGCGAGCGCATCGACGATGGCCTTCTTGTAGCCAGACGGCAGCGCAACCGTCGTGTTCAACGCGGCGAACTGCTGCAGAGCCGTCGTGAAGCGCAGGAAACACGTCGAAGCGCCCAGAGGATAGAAGTGCAGCGTGCCGAGCGGATAGGTCTTCTCGTACCAGACACATGCGGGCCACGCCTGAGCCAAGCCCTTGAGGCGGATGTTGTCGTACTGCTGGCCGCTTTGCAGGATCTCCATCGGGTAGGAAACCCCGTTGATCTGCGCATAGGCCGATACCAGCTCATTGGGACGGGCGAAGCTGAAGTCGCCACCAATCCCCACCGAGTACGAAAGCGCGCCGGTCAGTTGGACTTGCTGCAGCGTCTCGACGTAGATGAACAAGCGGTCCAGTGACCACGAATCCAACATCAGATTCAGCGTGTCAAAAGAGTCCTGCGCGTCTTCATCGGACAGGATGTCGCCCGTACCCAGAACGCGGGCCTTTTTCAGGGCCAGCTTGATCAGGTCGAGCGCGCTTGTCGTGGCCATTACTCAGCCTTCTTCGGGCGCCCGGGCTTGCGCTTCTCAGCCTGGAACTTCTCTTCCAGTTCTGCGGCAATCTTCTCGACCAGCACGGGACGCGGCACCACGTCGAATTGCCCGTAGGTTGGGTGCTTCTTCGGGTCGAAGTCCTCCGGCACCTTGTCGCTCCAGCCGTCAGGGAGCATGCTGTCTTCTTCGGGCGAATTGATAACGACGCTCGTCCCGCCCGGGCCGAAACGCCATGCAGGGTAGTTATTCAACTTCCACCTCCGTTGCGCCGATCCACTCGGCTTTGATGGTTTCGGGCTCGTCATCGATGAACATCACGTCATCCTCACGAATGAGGATTCCGTCAGCGCATGGCTTGCCGCACGAGTCGGAGAAATGCACCACCTCGCCAACCTTTACCTCGTAGACATCAGGGCCGAGTTCAAGAACACGCCCCTTCGTTGCCAAGAGGCCATTGCCCCAGCGAGAAAGCTGCTCAGGCGTCCAGATGACATCCGAGCGGGACTCAACGATGGGGGAGACGAGGATTCGATTGGCGAGGGGTTTGATCACGACATGTACCCCGTCGGCTGTCCAGCGGTCCGCATCACCGTGATGACGTAGCGTTCCGATGCGGTTGGAACGATGGGCGAGGCGGTGGGGTTGATGAACACGAGCGTCACGTTGTTCGCAGAAGGGACGCGGCCGGGAAGCACGGCAAGGCCGTTTTGTTGCGTCGGCTTGGTCACATCGACGATCTGGTCCAGCAGAGTGACGCCGGGAACAGCGAAGGTCTGCTCAGCGGTGGTAGCAGCACCGACAGAGGCCGGAGAGATCGTGATGCCAATCTGCACCAGCTTTTGCACGTTGCCGTAGGGAATTTCGGTAGGCATGTTGTTTCCTTTTGGACAAAGAAAAAGGGCTCCCGAAGGAGCCCTTGATCGATGGCAGTTGCTGGTTACTCGGTGACGCGCGTGCCGAGTTGCGGGTAGAGCGGAGCCCAGCCGTAGAGCACGTCGGTACGGGTCGGCAGGTCGTCGGTCCCGATGCGGTACTGGCGCACTGCACGGATCGAAATGCCCTTGTACTGAACGCGCGCCTTCCAGTCCACGCCATCCGGCATGATCAGGTCGGCGGTGCCCAGCATGTAGGCATCCCTGTGGAACACGAAGTCCTGACGGTAGCCAGTGTTCGCGGTGCCGGTGATGGTCAGCGGCGTGGTTGCCGGGATGTTGTTCGACGCGCTGGTGACGTTCTGGAATGCGCCCGTGAAGATCGGACGCGGCAGGATGTTCACCGAGCCGTTGCCCGAAGCGTCCGAGCTGAAGTCCGAGGTCACGACGAACTGCTGCAGGTTGCCCGTCGATTGACGGTTCTGCGGGTTCACCGAGAACACACCGGCCAGCGTGAACACGTCACCAGCACGCAGGCGCAGGGCCGCTGCAGCAGTCCAACCACCAGTGACCAGCGGGAACGGCGTCAGCAGATTCGCACCAGCAGCCGTCAGGTTGCCGGAAGGAGCCGCCGAAGCCGACTGAGCGCCGGTCGTGGTGGGGGAGCCGCCCAGCGGGCCAACCGTGTGCACAGGCACGTTCTGGTCAACGTTGAACGTCATGCCCAGAGCGCGGCCCATGCGACCCGATGCGTATTGCTCGCCGATCTTGTCCGACTGCTGGAAGAGACCCTTCAGCGCGTCCACGATGGTGACTTCAGCCGTCGGCGACAGAACCGCGTTCAGCTTGTCATCGATGGGCATTGCGTTGTCCAGCAGCTTGGCACGTGCTTGCAGATACGTGATCGCAGCGTTCGGGACCGTGCCGGGCGTGCCGACCTGGTTGAACGTGTTGTTCTTCGCCATCTGCAGGCCATCGAAGTCCACCTTGTTGGCCACTGCAGCCATTGCGGGCTGGATGAAGCGGTCCGAGAAGTCATCGATGCTCAGCGTCAGGTCGGCCGACGTGAAGGCCATGTCCACGCCGAACTGCGTGGTCAGGGTCAGCGGGCGATAGGTTTCGACCGCGTCTTCGACTGCCAGCGCAGCACCGGTACGACCCACGAACTGGGGCGGAATGCGCACGTTGATGGTCGCGCCGATCTTTGCGCCGTTGATGGCGAATTGGTCGGAATACTCGCGGTTCGCCATCTTGGTGAACGAGAGGTTGTTTTCCAGAACACGGGCCGCTTCGCGCGTCACCATGATCGGGGTGAGAAGGTTGTTTGCCATTTGGGATTACCTCGTTGCGGCCTGCTTGTTCCGCGCTTTGATCCACGCATCGGTGGATTGCGAATCGCTCAGACCATTGCTGTTGCTTGTGCGTCCGCCGATGGGATCCATCGTCTCGCGCGGCTCTTTTTTTGCCGAGAGCTTGTCTTCCAGCTTGCCCAGTTCGCGAAGTTGGCCGTAGACAGTGAGCTTCTGAATGCGCTCTGCCTCTGCCGGATGTTTGGCGAGGTGGTATGCGAGCTTTTCGCCCACGTCGGAATCCATGATGGCTTCGTACAGCGCGCCCTTCACAGGGATGACGCCGTCCTCTACCGCTTCATTGATCACCGCGTCGAAATCGGGATAGGACTTCTGTCCCAGCTCGATCACCGCATCTACCCGCTTCTGGAACTCCTGCTGCGCCTTGGCGCGCTTCGATTCCTCATCCTTCTTCGCGTTCTTGCCCTCGAACTCTTCCAGGTGCTTTTTCACTTTCTGCTCGGCCTTGAACTCGGCCTTTGCTTCCATGAACTCTTCCCAGGAATTGAAGTCGGCTCGAACTGGTTCTTTGCCTTCCGGCTTGACCTCGGCAGGCTTCGGCTCCTTCAGGGCCGCGATCTCTCGCTGTAGCTCCTGATAACGGGCTTCTGCCTTGCGTGCTTCCTTTGCCGCTCGCTTCTGAACAATCGCGTCAAGCTCGGCTTGCGTGAAGGTCTTGGGCGTGGCTTCCGAGTTTTCAGTGCTCGTCACTTCGGTTTGCTGACTGGTATCAGCGGGCAAAGATTGCCCCTCGGCAAGCGCCGATGCGTTTTCTGTTGACATGGTGTTCCTGCTAAGGAGCCCGGTGAACCCACCGGTAGGTTTAGCCGCCTGCTGGCGGTGTTTCTTGCGCCTGCTGGGCCGCTAGAGCCTGCTGCTCCATGGCCTGTTGCTCCATGGCCTGTTGCTGGCTGAATTGCTGCTGTTGCTCGGCGTTGTCCGCATTGCGCAGATCCATGCCTTGCGAGTGCTGTGTGTTGGCGATGTCCAGCGCCTGCGAATGCTCGGTCTGCTGAACTTGCATCATCTTTTCGATGAACTGGTTCTGCTGGTCGTTGACCATCTGGGCCTGAGACAACGCATGCTGCAGACCAGCGATCAGCTCCTTGGTGTCGTTGTTCATCTCGGCCACTGTGACGCTGGCAAGCGATTGGATCTTTGTACGCCGCGTAGCTTCGTTCTCGGCGTAGATCTTGGCGCGGATCTCTGCGTCCTTGGCCTGTTGCTCGGCCTTGAGTTGGTCGTTCTCCTGCATCAGCTCCGTAACGATGCTCTTGCCCTCGTTCAACTGCTGTTCCATCTGCTGCAGCTTGGCCTGAACCTGTGGCGGAATGGCCTGCTGGTCGTCGTCGCCATCGGCTTGGGCTGCCTGGGGCGGAAGCATGGCCTTCAGGCGTTTCGCCATGCGGTCAGTACCCGGGCCATCCTGGTTCTCCATGAAGATGTCGCCCAGCACCTGGAATGCTGCGGGGAAGCTCTGGAAAAGCTGGTTCATCATCTCGGCCTGCTCGACACGCTTTGTCGTGTAACTAGGGCCAACCGATGCGACCACGTCGTACTTGCCAACACCGAGGTTGTAGATGCGGCGGATCGAGCCGTCTGCCTGCTGAACCTTGCGCATCGACTCTTTTTGCGTCGGATCGAGGTGGGCTTTGTCTGCCGCCCCGTCTTCACCGATGATCCGAGCAACCATCGGCTCGTCGTAGACCTTTGGAGCCCACTGCACGAACACGCGCCCGCAGTGCCGAATGGCCTTGGCTGCGTTGTCCGGGATATGGAAGGTCGAGACATCGCCTTCCTTCTGACGGGCAAGAATGGCTTTCCCGCTTGTCTCGTTCCCCTTCTGACCCAGCGAGGCTGCACCAAGACCCGACGTGTCCTTGAGAGCGTCCTTGGCGAGCATCAGGCCTTGCATGATCCCTTGCGAGGCCATGGGAGGCTGTGAACGCTGCGGCGGCGGCGCTGGGTTGCCGTTCACATCGACCGTGTTGTATTCGAGGTATGCCAGGTTGTCGCTGTTCGCGCCTGCCCACTCGTTCTCAAAACCATCGAACGCACCAGCAGCGCCGACGAATGGCGCTTTGGGCTGAAGCGCAGTCGCTTCCACGTAGGTGGAGAACATGTAGCTCACCATCCGGACGGAATCGCGCGAATCGCGCACCAGACCCTTCATCACAGGCCTGCCGTCCTTCATGTACGACTCGCCAGCCATGCGGAACATGGGGATGAACGTGATCGGCAGGTCGAGTTCCTTGAGGATCTTCCCCGCGATCAGCTTGCGCCAGACCACACGGGTGTTCTTTTCCTCGTAGTTGCCCATGACCTCAGGCGCTGCGCCGTCCTTCTTGGCCTTGGCCCAGTAGTCGTCCTCGTACAGATCGCCGTCGCGCGTCTTGATCTTGTTCTTCTTGCTGGTCTCGATGTGCATGTACTCGCACACCTTCACCGTGTCGTCAGTGACCCAGCCGTAAACATCATCGCCATCCCAGCCGCAAGCCTCGACGCCGGGATACTCGCGCTCGAACACTGCTCGAGGCACATCCTCGTCAATGAAGCAGTAGCGCATGCCGATCCCGACAGGATCGAGAGCGAAAGGATCAGGCTTGACCGAGCGCGTATTGAACACGGGGCGGATTGCAAGCTCGCGCGCACCCTCGCAATACTCTTCGACCATGCGGAACCAGCCTTCGCCACCAACCGTTTGGTAGAAATTGGCGTTCTCATAGGCCATGTCGGCATCCGAGCGCTGTTCGCAGTGGCGCGCGAGGCCGTTGAAGATCTTGGCTGTCTCCGGATCTGCCTTGTCATCGACCGGGCGGATCTTCATCGCCGGAGTGTTCTGCCGAAAATCGTTCGTGACCTGGTGCACGCGAGGCGCAAGGTCGGAGATGTTCAGGCAAGGACGAGCACCCTTCGGATCACCCTCACGAGCCGCACGCAGACGCTCGGGCCAGATGCCTTGGCCGTCGAAGATGCGCACGTCTTCCTCAAACTCTTCGCGCGCCTGTGCCATCCCTTCGACGGCTTCGGCGTATTGCTCGCGGGCGAGTTGGAGGATTTCTTTTTCGGTCATTGGGTTAGTTCATCCAGCCTGCTCCGCCTCGTTCTGGCGGCCTGCGTCGTTGGGTTGTAGGTTTCTTCTCGGTCTGCGGCTTCGTGATGGCCGGGAATAGCTCCGCGAGCGCCCAAATCAGCGCATCTGCACGGTTCGGGCTGTCCTCGCCCATGTATCCGTAGGTCGAGAAGGCGCACAGCTCGTCTTCCAGCTCCGGGTAGTTGCCGACATGGCGGACCTTCCCGTTCTCGTAGAGCGCGCTGAATGGCTCTGCTCGTACCGCTTTGCCTCGGCTTGCTGTCACTGCCTTGAAGTTCGTTCGCGGCCGGGCTACTTGGATGGTCTGCTTCACCATCGCGCCGCCAAAGTTGATCTCTCCCACGATGACATCGGCTGCGTGGCGGTCGTAGGCGGATGTCGCAATGCCCCCCCATGTCGCCGGACCGGCCTTTACCGTGCAGTCCTCCAGCAAATACGCGTTGCCATCCGTGCCAAGGCCCACGGCAACAATCCCGATCTCGTCGTTGTCGGCGTTGTCCTCGTCGTCTGAGCCAGACGGGTCCACCGACACAACCATGCGCACCATGTCGGGCACAGATCCATCCAACACGCGCCACTTGTCAATGTCTTCCTCGTGAAAGAGCGCATTCGGCGTTGCGTCGGCGAACTCTCCCTTGAGGAAACGCTTCTTCAGACGCGCCGACAAGCCTTCAAGCGTCTCCAAGTACCCCGCTGACACGTTCTCTGCGTTGTCGTGCGGGTTGATCTGGAATGATGCGTAGTCATCCGGCCTGTTCAGCGGCTGCTTCGTCTCCGGATCTCGCTTCTCGATGAACAGGCGGTATGACCAATGGACCTTGCTTGGCGGATTGCAGTCGTAATAGATGCGCGGCTTGAGCGGGATGCTTTGCTTGCCGTCTATCACCTGCATTACCTGCTGCGCCAAACGTGTGACAGCGATATCTCTCGAGCCCTGCGGAATCTGGCTGGATTCGTTCAGATAGATCGTCACGAACTCCATACCAAGAATCTTCTCGGTGCGTTCCTTGTCGTCCAGACCAGCGAACCAGACTTGCGAGCCGTTCTCGAACTCAGCGAACCAGTCCGTCTTGCTCAGCGTGTAATTCACCCCCGGAAATGCGAGCTGCATCACCTTCGGGAAGGTGTCCATCACGACCGATGCCTTGATGGCGTTGAACCGAAAGCGCAGGATCGCGTGGCGGCTTTTCGGGGCCTTCAGCGCCCGCATGACCACGTTGCGCACCAAGAGGAATGTCTTGCCCGAGCGACTGCCACCGAACAGCATGCAATGCGTGGCATCTCCCGCCAGCACCTCTTGTGCAGCGAGTTGCCGAGCTGTCAGCTTCATTTGCCGTAGCGCGCCTGAGCTTCTTTGCCAAGGGCATGCAGTGCTGAGCTGAACGGAACGGCAACCGGCTCCATTCCAGGCAGCGACAGCATCCAACTATCAAACTCTTCGCTGTACCAGATGTTGACCGCAGGCCCAGTCACAGCCGCTCATCCAGTGGAGACGCCGAAACAACAACAGGGCCACCGTCCTTGCCGGTCACCTCAGTGCGGGCAAGTTTGGGAGCTGCAAACTCGGCCAGCTTTGCCATCAGGTCCAGCGCCTTGCCCGGGTCAGGCTCAACAGCCTTCCCATTCGGCCCATCTGCAGGAACGCCCTCAGCAACCATCGTCAGCCATTTCCCGACGTTAGAGGCGTTTTCCTCAAGGACCTTCTGTACGGTCTGCCGAAACTCAATCGTGACCTTGTTGAGACTTCCAGGCTGCCTGCCACCCGTTTTGGCACCCTTAGCCACTTGCAACTCCAGAGGCGTCTGTTTTAGATGCCGACCTTTCACGGATGTCAGCAATGTGCGCCATCAGCCGCTCATGCATTTGGTCCATGTCGTTTGCCTTGGATTCGAGCGTCCATCCCTTGACGAAGGACCAACGAAGGCGCACGCAGAGCCGCCACGCACCCGAAACCATCTGATCAGTGCGAACGTCGTAGCGCCTTGCTTGGCGCGACCAGAGCCGGATCAGCACGCCTGGTCTCCATCGATCTTCCGCATCACATCGAGCAGCGCCACATGATCCTCAAGCGTCGCATCAGGGCTCTTTGCCCTGGCGAATGCAGCCTCTGTCTCGGCCTTCATGTCATGCGCACGCTGGGCGATTGCCACAAGCTCTTCAAACGTCTTTTCCATCTTCCGCTCCTTAGAGCCCCGAGAACGCCTCGGTGCGTAGTTGAGTTAGCCGACCGTTTGGTCGAATGCAGAGACGACCTGAAGGCCAGTCCCCGACGTTTGCCGAATGGCGAAGTAGTAGCCCGCAGGGACTGCGATCTGATACGTGTTCGCCTGCTGACTGGTGATGCTCACACCAACGACCAAGCCACCGCCGAGGTTGTTCTTGTAGGTGGCGACGCTCGTTCCCGTTCCGACATTCACCGCTGCGGTGCTGCCCAAAGTGATAGCGCCTTCGTTGTTGCTCGTCCCACCCAGAGAGAACGACGACTGGCTCTGCAGCGTGATCGTCACAAGACCGGGCTTTGACGGGTCTGAGCACTGGTAGGCAGTGGCAAGAGACAGCGTGCGGCTGACGGGAGCGCCGAATGCATTGACGCCAGCTGGCCCAGTTGCCCCTGTAGGGCCCGTGGATCCCGTTGCACCCGTCGGCCCTGTTGCACCAGTGGCTCCAGTTGGGCCAGTCGCACCCGTAGGCCCTGCCGGTCCGATATCCCCCGTATCGCCCTTCTCAGGCGCAAACGCTCTCACGCTCAGTCTCCCGATCCCGGCATGATCTCGAGCACAGCCGATTCACCGGATGCGCAGATCGCAGATAGCCAATCCTGGCTGTTCCGGGTGAAGACCTCGACCAGACCCTTGGGGACGTAGGTGTCCGACGAACTCGCGAGCGTGCCACCAGTGCTGAACCTGACCCGGCAGGCATTCGGCCCACGGTTGTAGATGCGGCACTGAGGTTGGCTGCTGATGCTGATGTTCGTGGCGGTGTCGGACACGTTCAGGGTCTGGGCAACACCAGCAGGGAGGAAAGGCATACAAGCTCCAAAAGAAAGCCCCGCGCACCTTTCGATGGCGGGGCCTAGTGGCTACTGCGGGGAAATTGGTTAGCCGAGAATGATTCGTGCTCGGATGTAGCCGCCGACCTTTTCAGGATTGGCGAGCAGCCACGCATAATCTTCCGGCGAGATATCAATCACGCTCGGGGCAAATAGGGATTTGAGTTTTTCCCACATGGTTAGTCGCTCGACCCGCCGATATACGGGTTGCGCTCGTTGCGGCCCTGAGCCAAGAGCATCGCTTCCGTTTGCGCATGTCGCTGAAGCGCCTCTTGCTGCTCTCGCGACACGTTGACCGGGGGGCTCACGCCGCCTAACGGAAACCTGTCTTCCTGCGCTTTCACAATTTGTCGCTGGACTGCAGCCTCCCGCGCGGCTTGTTGCGGAGACACCCCCGGCACAATGGCGGCCTTTCCCGCCCCCTGATCGCCCATCACCCAGTAATACGCCTGCTTGGCTTCGGACACCCGGCCTTCGCAGATGCTGAGGATCTGGACGCGCACTTGTTGGTCGCTGGTCATTTTCATGGTTGGTTCCCAGTTGGTTAGTTCTGCCCCTCGGGGCCATTCCCGGAGGTTCAGAGCCACAGTGGCCGGGCCCAACAGTGATAGGTGCTGGGCACGAGCCCAAAGCATGTAGCTAGGGGTGGTTGGCTCGGCCCGAGGCACTCTGGAGCGAACCCAGGGAATCGAACCCCGCACAAGGCTTGGCCTTGGTGCCCAATGCACAGACTCGCATATACAAAAAGCCGCTGCAGACGAATCTGAGCGGCTTGGGGGAAATTCTGGAGGCACTTGTCCTACCGAGCGCGATTTTGAAGCAGCCGCAACACAGTTGCAACAGGAGATTTGTAAATGTTTTTTACACAGGGAAGAAGAATGGCATCTCCATCACATCGTATTTCTTCAGCCCCTCGACCCTGCTTCCGTCCTCCCATGCAATCATTCGCTGCACTTCGTATTCGGGCATGCGGAATGAGCTGATCGCGGCCTCTGCGAGGTTGAATTTTTGCTGAAGCTCATGACGCACGCTCTCATAGAGAGAACGCAGGGACGATGGCGGATTCACGTACAGCGATGATGGCAAGAGCATGCCACACCCCGGATACTCAGGCGCTGGCCCACGGAACATTAAAGATTTGGCACGCCACACCTCCATTGCCGTCTCATATCGTTGCCTAGCGTCTCTCGCCTCTCTATCGTCCTTCTCTGCCTTTTCCTTGCGCTTTTCGTAATCCGCCCTTCGCTTGGCATCGATGCTCGCAGCACGCTCCATGAGTTGCGGCCAGATCAATTCCAGATCAGCCAACCCTTTCTGGTAGGCAGCCGCTGCACGCTTGTTGTCCACTTCGATAACAACGATGTATTCGCTCATCACATCACTCCACACCGCATCAAGCGGCTTGTCAGTTGATTCCTGGCCTCTGCCACCACAGTAGCCCGCTCCAGCGGGTCTACAGGAAGCCGAGGGGATAGCCACACACTGCGCCCAGTGCTCAGGTTCCTTGCAAGGGCGTAGATGGCGGCTCGGTGGGGGTCTTTCATCTCAGAGACCTGGAAATCGATGGCGGCCATCATCGAACCATGGATCTCGTCCTCGATTACGTCAGCGGTGGTGTCCCAGCCTCTACCGCTCTTTGCGTCGCGGAAGATGGGGTCACGGGGGGTCTGCTGGTTGGCCCTGTAGGCGCGGCAGTGGGAGTGCCACCGCGAAAGCAGATCGTCGAGGATGGCGGCGCTGTCGTTCATCATTTCCCGCTGCCTCCAATGATCATCCCGAAAATGAAAGGCAGAATCCCGCTTGACTGCGCTTCCATGGCGCTCACTTTGTCTCGTTCAATTGACTCCATGCGGGCTTCGTGACGGCGCCGGGCGAAGCGCTCGCGAATGGCCTCCCTGTCTGATGGCAACGCACTGGCAATCGCTGCGTCCTCCGCCTTTTGCTCTTCCATGTTGGCCATCATCCCGCAGACGGCCGCTGCTGCTTCAATGCCAAACATCTACTTCCCCTCCCCCAGTAAAGACTCATCGATGATTGGGAGTCCGATTAGGGCAGGCGATGGCCGATGATTCCAAACCGCCGTCGCCTCTTCAGCAGTCGATCCAAATGGGCCATCCACGCTGCATGACTTGCAAAGCACCCACGCGACGCCTTGCTGGTCAATCGCTTCAACGTCTGTGCCGCCGCAAAACGGACACGGCTTCAGTTCTTCAGTCATGCCATCCTCTTTTCTAGTCTGCGCAGCCTCTTGCCCATGACGGACTTGAAGCGCTTGAGGTATTCAATGTCGTATGCGGCCAATTGGTTCTGCGTGTAGAGCCAGTCAACCTTTTCTCGCCCGATCTTCTCTACCAATCGCGGGGTGTAGCCAGCAATGTTCCCGCTCAAGTGGTGGTTGCATATTGAGCAACCCTTGTGAATGTTCAGCAGGTTGAATCTCAGTGCTGACGCGGCCCCTACCGATCTGAAGTGCGATGCATGCCACTGGCCATCCCAACTCGCCGGGCGATCACAAGAGCAGCAAGGCAGGTGTCTATCCCGCAACCGCACAATCTTGTTCACGATCACCTGGCATTCAGCAAGCCATTTCGCCCTCGGCTTCAACGCTTCCCGCTTCTTCCTATCCAGCGCTCTTTCGACCCTCTGCGCGGCCTTCAGTTCCTTGTCTGCCTTGCGCTTTTGCTTGATCTTTAGCGCCTCTAGAAAACCATCAATGCAAGCCGAGTGAATGCGCAGACCACGCTCTTCTGCGGCGAACCTAACGCGGCAATGCGCGCACCTTGTGGGGAGGCGGGAGAGCATCACCAATCTCCCGACGAGCCGCCGCCACTGAAGTCCCCGCCACCGCCCGAGCTGAACGAGGGTGCGGGGCATGGGCTCGGCGCCGGCGGCTCATAGTTGGGTGCAGGCGCAGGGCTGCTGTAGCTTTGCGACACGATCACGGGCGCGATCCATGGTGAGGGCGCTGACGGTGGCGGCGAATAGTCTGTAGAGCGACGGCGGGCTCGGGCGCTCTCATGTGAAGAGCGATAAGGCGCAGGGGCGGCCTCAGGGGTGCGCGCCGGCGCGGGCGCAGGCGACGACGGGTAGACATACTCATCCCACGGCTGGACAAGCCAGATCTCATCGGTCCGGCAGTACTCGCACTCCTTCATGCTTGAGCGAAGTTTGGCGCCGCAGTTCTTGCAGCTCAGCCGCATCCATCCGGGGTGATGGATGACCATTGACTTTGACGCGATGGAGGCAGCAGCGACGGCAGCAACGATTTCCCACATTACGCTGCCTCCATGTAATGCAAATCCACGTCCTTCGCCGCAGCCGTGACGTGCAGAAACTCGAGCCATTCGCTGAACTGCCTTTTGCCGAACTTGCTCGTCCTGAGACCGAGCATCACTACGCCGCCATCCAGCCCTTGAGCCAGCCGCACAGACTCGCCTTGGAATGCGGCAGTGAGGATGTCTTTCCACTCTTCCGCCTTCAGCCAGACCATCGCGCCGTTCACAGGCCATTGCACCTGGTCGGCGAACGCCTGCAGGATGGGCCACATGGCAGCGTTGGCTTCCAGCGAGCGGGTAGGCTCCTGCACGGTCACGATGTAGCCGTCTGGGGCGTTCTCGACGCCAACATGGGCACGGCGGCGTGCTTCCTCATGGATGAGGCGGTAGGTGTGCTTGTCGCTCATATGACCGCCCTCTTGACCTTGCATGCCTTCCCGCCACTCACATCCCTAGCAGCGTCGTTGACGATCTTTCCTAGGATTGCGCCTAGGCAGCAGAAGAGGAGGAATGCGATGAGGTATTTCATGACTATCTCCAGACCTGCGCCAACTGCGGCTGTTGCTCAATGGCGAGCCCAACCATGGACCGTGCGCGCTCTTCCCGGCTGTGGCGCTCCAGCTTCTTGCGCTTCAGGATTGCTGGAGGCGTCGGAGCTTTCTGAAGCGCCCGGCCGCCTGCTTCCGTAGCCTTGTAGATCGTCGGCACTGCTACCGAGCAAACGCGATTGCCCTTGCGCAGAGTGCGTAGAGCCTCGCGAACGTCTTCAAGAGGAAGGCCACTGCGCTCTGCAAGCATCTGAGCGGTTCCGTCGCCCATGGCGAGGCATTCGAGGACTTTGCGAGCGGTGGTCATTCCGCCTCCTTCGCCTTCGTGTAGGCATCCATCCAAACCCCGTACTGCACCGACCCCTTAGGCCAGCTCAGCGCCTTCTCTAGAGGCTCTCGCATCTTCCAGGCCCGCTCTGCGTCAAACTTGAGGCAGCGGGACTCGTAGTCAGGGTCTGTGGGCATGGTCGGAGCTTTTACGTATGCCCCAAGGTTGATGACGATCATTGCTTTACTCCTTGCGCAGGGACGCAAACAGCATCGATCATTGACATGTAGTGAGATTTCATTTGATTGCGCGCTATAGACCTTCTCCAGAGTTCATCGGCAGCACTTTGGCATTGCGCTTCTGTTTCAAAGCGGGCAATCAGCGCTGGCGATGTATTTGAAGATGATGTAGCGGCCACCATGAGCCAAATTACGACATTCATCGCAGCGACTCCTGAAGCACAGGCGAACCGCCAAACCGAGCCTTAGCCTCGGCCATGTCCTTGACCTGCCCCAGCGCAATCCAAGAGACGGCGTACCACTCCCTCTTCACTGCTTCTCCTGTGCGGCGGTCTATGTCGGTGAAATGTTGGCCCGTGGGAGTGCGGGCGATTTGAAGTGCGAGGTACATCACTTCTCTCCCTTGACGTAGCGGATTACTCGGGTGTTGCCGAAGCCGTAGCCATCGTGATCGACGCGGCAATAAGTGCATCGGCCGCCTTCGATCTTTATGTACTCACCACCACCTCGCTCTGTCATGGCGGTGATCCGAGCCGTCGCACGAGTCTCAAACAACCCCTTGTTTACCCACTTGTGCGCCCTGCTCTTGCGGCATTGAACTCTCCACATAATCTTCGTGCTGTTTTCGCGGCTCATAGCGTGCTTCCTTCATGAAATTGACGTTTCGCTTGCACATAGGCGCTGTGCGCCTGTTCCTTGGTGTCGTAGGTTCCTAGATGGCGATTCCTGCCATCGAACTTGATGCCCGCTCGGAATCTCCCGCCGTACCCAACACTGACGCCCAAGAGTCCATGCGGGTTATTTCGGCCCGCGCCTCTACGGTTGTGCTGGTTCACTGCTGTCGATACATCCCGGAGGTTTGCCCAGCGGTTGTCCAGCCGAGCTCCATTGATATGGTCCACTTCGTTGTCGGGCCACTTACCAGTCATGTGGAGCCATGCAAGGCGGTGAGCTGCATACTCCACTCCGGCAATCTTGATTCGCCGATACCCATGCCCGTCGATGCGCCCTGCTTCGCAGCCAGCCTTGGCGCCTGGTCCGCGGCGGCTCACGAGCCAAAGAAACTCGCCAGATGACGGTTCGTATGAAAGAAACAGACGCAGGGCTTCTGCGCTAATTCGCGTTCCCCTCGGCCACTGAATCTTTGTCGAAGAAGTCATCTCGGTTCTCCTGTAAATGGCCTAGGGCCGGATCAAAATGGGATGTCGTCGTCCATGTCATCGAAGCCCGATGACGCGCGGGGTGCTGGCGCAGGACTCGGAGCGCGTGACGGCGCAGGGGCATGCGAAGGCTGCTGGTCCTTGCGCTTCACCGAAAGGCTGAAGAACTTTCCGCTCTTGCCTTCCCTAACCCATGCATCCAAAAAGAACTCGACGCCATCGACATTGAGCGAGCCGGTGTAGCCGGGATGCGTGTCCTTGGTCTTACGGTCGTTCTTGAAAAGAACACCCCTGTTGGTGTTGTCGTACTGTTGGCTCATGCTCTGCTTTCTCTGTTGGTTGATGGGTTACTCGACACGGCGAATCAGCACCCCGGCCGGGATCGTCTTGCAGGTCCAGTACTTGTCCGTGCCTCTGCGAAGGCGCATGCACAAGCCGCTGATGTCCTTCAGCTTGCGGTCGTAGGCTATGGTCTGGCCTCCGATTTGCAGAAAGGGAATGACCTGGCGGAGCTGGAAGTTCTCGGTCATGCCGCTGCCCCCCTCGCCTGCCTCTTGATCGCCTCAATGCGCGCCTTCACGTCGGCAGGCATCGGAGCGCCCTTGTGCGCGTTGATCTTTGCCAGCGCATCGGGTTGACGCGGAACAGGCTTCGGAGCCTCCCAATCCACCCAGCGCTGCTGGTTCAAGTAGGTGCATGGCATTGGGACGAAACTGCCGCCGTCCTTCTGCCAGTCGGGCTGCTTCTTCATCCACTCGACGTGCGCGAGGATGTGCGTGGCGCTGTCTGCACAGCCCAGCGTTGCCCACTTGTTCAGGCATTGCTGCTTGGCGACCTTGCGTGCACCAGCAGGCCATGCAGCCCAGAACTCAGGGAAGCCAGCAGCAGCGTTCTCCACGCCCTTGGCGGGCTTCGTGGTGGGCACTGTGATGTGGTCGCCGAAGAGGTCTAGCATTACGCTGCCTCCAATCCAAGTTGCTGGGGTTGAGGGGCGGCCGGCGCGAACAACTGCCCCTGATTGGCGGCCTGCTCAATGCGACGACAGGCGATGTCGAAGTACTTGGGCTCGCGTTCGATGCCGATGAACTTACGGTTCAACGCGAGCGCGGCAAGGCCAGTGGTGCCGCTACCCATGAACGGGTCAAGAACGGTGTCAGCCTTGGGACATAGATCGATGACCCACTTCATGACCTCAAGCGGCTTTTGCGTCGGGTGGTAGCGTTCTTCGTTCCCCTGGCGCAACATGCCATTCCAGCGCCATGAGATGCGGCGCACTGCCTTCGGCCAATTCGTCCAGCACAGTTCGCAATCGGCAAAGTCGTTGTCGCCGTTGAGCTTGTCCCAGACCAACCAGCAAGAGGATGGCGGCAGGCGAAAGTAGTTGCCGCCGAACATCGCCTGATATGCACTCATTGCCCGAAGAGAGTCAATTAACTCATCAGAAGGAGGGGACTGGTCCCAGTCGAACTCCCCGTAATCTTTCTGATCCGCCATCGCTTTGCCTTTGTAGCCAAGCAGAGTCCCCAAGTTGCCCCCGCGCTGACGGGACTTGACCTTCTTGCTGCTCTCGCCAATACCGTAGGGCGGATCTGTGACGACCGCGTCCACCTTGCCAAGCGTCGGCAGGATCTCCATGCAGTCGCCGAGGTACAGCGTTGCATCCCCAATTTGTTCGACTCGCATTCTTTTCACTCCATTTCTTTTCAGCCACAGTTCCCCAAGGGTGGAAGGACCAGCCTTCCTGCCCTCTCCCGATTCCTGCATCAGCATTCATCCAGAGTCCCTTGAGGTCGTCGTTCAAATCGAAAGAGGCCTGTTTCCACCGTTGTTCCTCTCTCTTGCTTCGGTCCCCGACAAAAAGGCCGATTTGGTGTGCAGGGGGTGTGTCCTGAACCAGTCTTTCTTGAGTGCGGGCGATGCAACCCCATTAGCTAACGCGCTCTGACGCCCTGCTAAGCCAGCAGGGAGGCTTGTATGAGGGCTAAATGGCCTCCCAGCAGCGGAAGCCGTTGTAGACAGCGCCAGTGGGGCGCACGAGGCCCTTGCGCTCGAGTTCCGGCAGGCGCCTGTCGATCTGCACCACGGTCAGCCCAGTCATCTGCGAGTAGTACGCAGCGGTCTGCTTGGGCATGTGCTTGATGGCGCGCAGAATGCGGCCGGCGTGGCTCTCTGCAAAGCAGCTTGCGCGGCGTGCA